GAAGCAAACACTATGTATTTTCCTGTTAACTCTTGCCATGAAAGTCCCTAAAGTCTTTGAGCGATCCTTCGCTGACTGCACCGAGGATGATGCGTTAAAGGTTCCAGAGCTCAGTTGTAAATACGTCGTCGGCTACGAGTCCTATGTACGTGGCAAACGCCATTTCCAAATTGAAGAACGTTTGAGCAGGACGTACGATTGCCCACGCTACATCAAAGGATGCCGCAGCGGGTGGATGGGTTTCCAGCTTCCAGGACCCGTGGCCCTTTACAGATGTGCGCACGGCACTGCGGAACTGAAGCTTGTCACTCAAACGACGACGATGACACATCGCGAACTATTTTTTAAGGGCCGATGAATACGCCATCTGTTCAAAACCATATTCGGGAAATGTTTTTACGAGGCGAGCTTCGTTGCGAAAACGGCGAGCCACGGGCCGCAGTCTACGAATATAAGCGATGGGACGGACGCGGCAACCAAATCGAAAGCCGCTACTACTGCAAGGAGCATATGCCTATAGCAATTCCCCAAGATCAAGCTCACGACACCCCATGATCTCCATCGCTTGCCAGTACAAAGACCACGAACTATGCGACGGCATCGCCCCGAAGAAGGAATGGCTTGAACACGACGTCCCGTGTAGTTGCAAGTGCCACAAGCCGAAACAGGACGACGAGGCAGGAATGCTTTACCCATCCCATGAATCGTCTCCAGTTCAATCTTCTCAGAGCAGGTAGTCCTTGAACGCCTTCTGGTGCTCTTTCATGGCTTCGGTGAAAAGCGGTTTCATCTCACTCTTCAGTTCCCCAAGAAATGCTGCCCACACCGCCTTGAATTCTTCGAGCATGCACTTGTTCGGTTCGCCGGTCCAGGGAACCGTGTTTTCCACTCTGCTCTTTGAGAGATGCATCAGATGCTGGTCGATATGCATGCTCCACTTATCCCAGATGGGCAGCTTTCTTTCGAAGGGTGTCTTGGTAAAATCGCGGGCATACATGTCGCGTGCATCGTTCTCAGCCGACAGGAACTTCGCCACGGCGCGGCAATGTGTAAGAAACGTCCGTTCGGCATAGTGATTGAACGGATTCTTCAGGGGCCGCTGCGTATCGGTTCCGGAAACGACCAGGTACACGTAGTCGTGAACGATATGTTTGATCCCGTCTTTCGGATTGTAGGCCATATAAATAGTTTAATCGTCAAACGCAATCGTGACCCACCTCCAAAAATGGCAGAACAAGAAGCATGAGCACCGCTACTTCGTCGATAACGATACGAACGACGCAGTCTGCCTCTGCGGAAAGGTAAAAGGATCTGCCCGTTCTGGAAAGAACAAGTACAATGCCGCGAGCTGCATCTACAACGGGTACAACTACGATTCAACGCGCGAAGCGCAATACGCCATGGAATTGGATTGGAGAGTCCGGGCGAAAGAGATCCTAAAATGGGAGCGCCAGATCCCGATCAGGATCGAAGTGAACGGGCATCATATCTGCACTACCAAGGTAGACTTCCTGATCCATCACCATGACGGGAGCAAAGAACTCGTGGAAGTGAAGGGATTCGAAACGCCGGATTACCAGCTCAAGGCGAAGCTCATCGAGGCTGTCTACCTCCTGGAGCATCCGGAATACAGCTATACGGTTGTGAAGTGAATGTTTAGAGTTTTTTCATAGCCAGCGCCACAATACTCTGTCGTATCTCCTCGTATCGATCACTCAGAAGCCTCGTGTTGCTGTCGGACTGAAACGACACGAAAGCATCCGTCCACCTGTTGAAGATATCAGCATCCTTAATCTGTTTGGCGATGAACAACCGCGTGTGGATGATCCTCAGGCTTTCATTCCACACCATATCCCACTCGCTTTTACGCGTGGGGCTTTCCGGATCGATGTCGTACCAATGAATAGCCAGCATCAGCGTCTTCGTCAAACTCTCCAGAAGCTCGCGGTACTCATCAATGCATTTTTCCTCGAACCATTTGTGCTGCTCTCTGCGCCCCTGCATGAACTGCGCGACTACTCCGCCCCCGATCGCGAGTAATCCCCCGATGGCGACACCGACCAAATTGTTCACTTCCATGGTGTGATTTGACCGAACCCCCTCACGAGTCAGAAGTACCGGGGCGACGCTTCTCTCGCTTTAGGCGCGCCTCCTTCAATGCTGCTATTTCGGCGTCAACTTTTGTGATAAGGTCAGAAATCTTTGAGGTGTCGAACGACCCTAGTTGCATCGTGAAGATTCCACCTACGATGGCCAGTATGATGGCGCCAAGGGCCAAAAACTCGGCTCCAGGAAACTCGATTGCCCTCAGTCTGCCGACGATTAGAACAGCTCCACCGACACACATGAAAAGGAGAATGGCCGTTATGGATCGCAGCACCGCCAAGTACAGCAGCTTATCGGAAGCCAGATACGATTGTAAGGTGTTTCGATATTTCTCCTGTTCCGCGATCCGCGCATTTATTTGAGCGATCGAGCTTTCGGCATTCTTGTCCTTGATCCATCGCCACGCTTCCCGAATGCGCGAGCTGACACGAAGCAACTCCACAATGACCGCAAACAGGAAAGCTAGAAGAAGGTCGGGCCAATACCGGACGCAGAGCTCCCAGAAGGCGCGTATCATACCAAGAGCGTCATCGGCTTGGACACCGCGCAAGGACGAGCGCCGAATCCAATTCTGTGAAAAGCGTTCCGTCAACAGCTCCTTCGGTTGATACAAACCCCAGACTCGTGCTTGAATACGACGGGAGTGCCAGTAACCCCATAGTTCCCCCCTTCGCCTTCTTATAAGCAATCACTCCGTCTTCTGTCGCTTTATCAAAAACGCCGGAAGCTGCGCCGTCGTAGCAGTTCCGTTTCTTTAGCTGATTCTGAATTGTTTTCACATCCTCTCCTTGCGATCCGAGTATGTAATATCGCCCAACCACGGGAACCTGACCGAGTCCCAACGCAGCCGACCCCAGCGCAGCCGACGATGTGAAAACCGAAGGACTCAAGTCCCCTATTCTTGTATCAGGGCTCGAACGTCGCACCGCATCGAGATCAGCGAGCTTCTTCTGATATTCCGTCGCCGCTTTCTGGACTGCAACGAGCTGGTCATTCGTTAACTTCGCCCGCGCCTCGATCCCTTCAACGGTCTTCTTAAGTCCTGGAGACTTTGCGAAAGAATCTATGACCCGTTCGGCTTGCTGGGATGAGTTCGTGATCCCATCCACCGCGTTCTTCGCCGTCCCTTGCACTTCGGTGACGGCAGCGGCAGCAGCGTTCCTGATTGTCGTCGTAGCTTCGGTATACGTCTTGAAACCCATCGAAGCGATGATGGTCAATGCGATCGCAAGGATGCCGAGCGCCGGAGCAAATACCCAGGCTGCGATTTTCAAAAGCAGCATGAATCTGGTTACCAACTTGTCGCTCACTTCAAATTCAACCAACCCGCGATCCTTGAACTTTTCCTTGAGAAGCTTCTCGACTTCGCGGTCGACGGCCTGAATCGCCGGGCTAAACGCCGCCCCACATTTGCCGCAGAACAGATTCCCCTCCGGGTTATCCGCTTTACAAACGGTGCATTCCATTGCAGCTCCAATTACCCCAGCACGATTCTTTTGATCGTCTTCCCGAGAACGTAGAGTCCCCCACCGATCGGCAGGACCATGAATCCGGCAAGCATCGCAATCGCAGTTCCCCACCATGACGGCGAATAGGCTACTGCGACAAGGACCAAGAGACAAACCGCGATACCGACACCCAACGCCCAACGTCGTGGTGCTCCGAAAGTATTGTCTACGGAGGTTTTGAACTTAGCCGTAACACCCTTTTCCAGAACCTCAACGAAAAGAAACGGCTGACCTGCATTCGGAACCGTCGTCAGATATCGAAATACTGCCGCACTGCCGCGGTTAAATATCTTTATCGTATATTCCCGACGATGATTAGAGACCCACACTTGCACCTCCGACATCTCTTCGCCAGGAGCAGGAATAAGCCGATTAATGAAGTCTGTTTTGAGTTCGGGTATGAACGTAGATCCTTTCATCTCCAACCGGTCGCTCAAAATAAATGTCGTTTCCAGGGAATACACCGCGAGTGTCAGATCCTTATAATCCTCCGACGTCGTGTTCTCCACCGTCACCGTTGAGTTGAATAGATTCACCAATTCCTGGTTCTGCCATTGCACCCGGATAGATCCGTGCACTTGGTCGTCTAACGACAGCCCGAGCCGAAAATGTTCGACATGATATTCGATCTCCTTGATACGGCCCCGATACGATTTGACCCAATAGGTAAGGAAGCTCCCAATAGCGGTCCCGATTCCGCCGGGCAACCCATAGTCACGGAGAAAGGTTATCGCACTCTTGATGTCCATCCCTAATGAAAGCTGCCCAACTGCCCTACATAGGCTCTGATCATTTCTTCCCCACGCTCCTTGAGCCTGTCGAGATCCTGTTCAAAGCCCGTCTCGTCGAAGATTCTTCCCTGTCCCACCGGCTTCGTGAGATCAACGACAATAACCCGCGCCCCTTCCGGGCTGGAAATGGTGTTCACTTCCCAGACCATCCGCAGATCGTGGCCATGCTCATCTTTGAAGCGTTTGGTCGTTGGTGTTTCCATGACTCGCATAATCTCTCCTCCCTCATTTGACAAAACCGGCTGAAATTATAGCATTAACGTAAACCTAAATCCTCGCAACAAAAATGTTCGTCAAGCAGCCCCGCAAAATCGATTTCGCGTACCACGCCACGAACCACAAGAATGAGGGCGTGAATTTGAACTTTTCCTTCAACCAGGGGCAAACGTATCAAGAAGATCTAAAGCTCTTCATCGAGCTCCTGGACCAGGCAAAGGCCGACGTCGAATCAGAACTGAAGCAATGAGCCGAAAGTTCGACCGGCAATACCAGATTCAGCAGAAGGTCGTTGAAGTCATGTCCGACCCCGGCTTCATGAACGCGATCTTCAGGCCACGACCGCGTTGGTTTCCTAAATTCCTCTGGCGGATGCTCGTAGGATTGGTCGTAAGAAAATGAAGACCAAGAAGCCCACAAAAAAGAAATCGAGAACGATCCCCGTCGACGGCCCGGTGCGGCTCAACGTCGTTGATCCCAAGGTGAAAGTTCCAGAAGGACGCCCGCTCAAGTTCGCGACATCGCAGGATCTCATCGCAAAGGCGAACCAGTATTTCCGATCGGTGATGAAAAAGAAGAAAGAGCCGATCACGCTCACCGGACTTTGCATGGCGCTCGGAACGTTTCGCGACGTTCTCATGGACTATCAAAACGGCGTCTACGACAAAAGAGATCCCGAGTTTTCCAACGCAGTTAAGGGAATCAAACAAATGTGCGAGAACTACGCCGAGCGGATGCTCTTCATCAAAGGCAATCCCGCCGGTCCGATCTTCGCCCTGAAGAACTATCGCTGGACCGACACGCAGCAGGTCGAATCAAAGAAAACGTTCGATGTGACGGGCCTTGAAGAACTCGATGATGCTCAGCTCGAAGAATTCATTAAAGGAATCCAAGCTCGCGTTGGCAAAGGCGCTCATTGAGAAAGAACGCCGCATAGCGGAAAATCCCCTCAAGTATGCCAAGCAGCACCCGAAGCAGCAGGAGGTCAGCAAGATCCGCGCCGCGATCCGCGCGCTCTTTTGGGGCAACCGCGTCGGCAAGACCGAATGGGGAGCCCAGGAAGTTGCGAAGGTAGCATTGGGCGAGCACGGGTGGATTCAGCCGGGCGAGATCTGGAGCTTCTGCCCGTCTTTCGACGAACAGAAAGACACCACGCAGAAGAAGCTTGAAAGCTACCTCCCGAAATCGAAGATCCTCGACACGATCTGGCTCCGGAAAGGCATCGTAAAAGAATGGATCATCGACGCCGGCAACGGGCGTAAATCGAAGATCACGTTCAAGAGCTACGAGCAGGGACGCGAGAAAGCCCAGGGCGCCGGAAAGGTCCTCGTCTGGTTCGACGAAGAGCCGCCGAAGGATATCTGGGATGAAGCATTCGTCCGCATGGAAGCGGGGATCAGGCTGTACGTGATCCTCACCATGACCCCGATCAAAGGCATGACGTGGGTCTATAACGACATCTATTTGAATACTGCGAACCCGGACATCTTCGTTTCCGAAGCGTCATGGGACGACAATCCGTGGCTTACAACCGAGCAGAAGGAGCAGTCCATGCGCGGGCTCTCACAGCAATCGTTGAAGGTCCGCCGCGAGGGAAAGTTCGTAAAGCACGTCGGCCTCGTCGCAGCCTGGTTCAGCCGCCAGGTGCATGTGGTCGATATCACCGAGCTTCCGTTTGGAGACACGTATTACGGCCAGGACTTCGGCTTTTCCAATCCTTCATGCGGCCTTTGGGTCCGCATCGACAGGGAATTCAACTTCTGGGTCTTCGACGGGTTCTACCGCCGCGGGCTCACGAATCCGGATATCCAAAGCCTCATACGGCTGAAGGAACAAGGAATCGGCCGCGTGATCCGGATCGGAGATGCTGCCCAGGCATCCGACATCAAGCAGATCAACGACGCCGGTATTTCAATGCAGGCAGTCGAAAAGGTTCCCGGAACGAACAAGCAGAACTGGGACGAGTGGAGAGCCTCCCTCATGGAAGAACAGGGTCGCATCCAGAAAGTAACCGGAAAGCCAAAGATCTTCATTTCCTCAAAGCTGATCGATATCGACGACGATCCGATGAGCAAGACATTCGGATCCCCGTTCAATTTCCTCGTGAAAGAATTGGAAAATCTCCGGTGGGAAGAGCTGAAGACGGATCTCGGCATTGAACCAAAAGCGGCGTGGGGCAAGCAGCCAAACCACGCGATCGATGCCTTGAGCTATATCTTGGCCACGATCCACAAGCCGAAGAGCAATAAGCCGACGCCGGCACCCACAACCGGGCTCGTGAAGCCGTTCCCCGGCATGAGCGGTTAAAAAGTCTTCAGCGAAGTTTTGCGATATCGTCTAGGTCCGGTGGGACTATCCTTGACTCGATTCGTTTTTTCCGTTTGTCCTCGCGAGCCCGCCACCATATCACGATGAATGCCGTGACAAGGGGAATCAGTATAGAGGTTGCTACCCATTGCCAGTTCTTTACGAGAAAACCGTAGAACATATAAAGACTGTTAACTTCTACAAAAATTTGTTTGTCAAAAACCGGCTTGTAGCGAACCTCCTGGCCGCCCTTCTCAAATTTGATGCGTACGCCGACAACTAGCAGCAACGTCGTTTCGCCGGGCTTCACGGCCTTGAGATCGTATGACCACTGTGTGTACTCTCGTGGCGTCAAGTATTGTTCTTCCGGACTACCCTTTACTTCCAAGCCACCGTCACGGTCTTCAACCTTTACCGACATGAAATCTCCGACTTGCAGCTCCTCGATTTGCACTTTTCCCGCTCCCTTAAGATTCTTCCGAAGGTCTTCAGTAAGATCACGTGAAATCCTTACGACCATATGTCTAATTTCCCCTTGCACCATTTGGTCGGGTGGATTGAACAAGATGTGGCCTTGTACGAGCGATTGCAACTGCTTTTGAAACTCAACTGAGGATTGCACGCTGTAGTCGATTGGATGGGGCGGGATGAACGGCTCCGGTTTCCGCACGCAAGTCTCTTGCATCAAGAACGAAAAATTTACTCCACCCAGCAGGATTGCAGCTAAAACCTGCCTCGGATTCCTGGTACTCGTCAGTCTTTTGGGTGTTCCCATAAAGCTCCTGAATTGACTTACATCTTACCCTGAACCGCTTATCCACAGCCCTTGCACATTTCCGTACAAATCCTAGACTTAAGGCAAAACCATGATGTCCGAATATTTGGTGACGATGGAATGCAGCGTGTGCCATCGCGGGATCATCGTAAAGCAAAACACGATGGCCGATTTCTTCATGGACGTTTGGACCGGCCTCGAATATTGCCAGGATCATAAGCCGTCAGGCGCTCCATCGGAAACGATCGGCTTCAATAAACCCTTAGATCCACCGGGCCCATACATTTTTAAATGGTAAAACCCCTCACGATCGACGTAATTCAAAAGCATCTTGATTCGGATCGCAGGTGGCGTGAACGCCGGCATCCGCAATGGACGCTGAACGAAGAGCTTTACCGGGACACTGTCATCATCAACCGTCTTACGCAGCGGCAATCAGTGAACGTGCCGTACATGAAGAAGACGCTCAAAACGTATCTCACGCAGACGAACTGGCCGGTAGACAACTATTACGAGAACCGCTCGAACGATAAGCAGGCAGAGATCTTCCTCAACGAGTATTGGACCGCCTGCTGCGACCGCCTGAAAGTCGACATCCTCGAAGAGATCGACCGCAAGAGCGAATGGCTCCGGGGCCGGAGTTTCATGAAGTGCAACATCCTCGACGGCTGGTTCCACATGGAGCTCGTGCTTGCCTGGGACGTTCTCATGGACCGATATATGAAGCCGTGGGATCTCTCGACGGCCCGGAGGATCACGCACGTCGGCATCTTCCGATCGCTGTCTGACATCGAGCAGAATCCGATGTACGACACAAAAGCGATCGCGTCGCTCAAGACGTTCTTCGCGACAGCTCAGGGACTCTACCGCGCCGGCCAGAATGCTTTGCTCGCAGCCGACAAGGCAAAGACGCTGACCGATCTCGGAGTTCCGGACGTACAGAACCCGATCCTCGGAGAAACGTACGTGGAGCTGAACGAGCTCCAGGTAAAAGTCTGGGACGAAGAAAAGCAGGAAGACGTCGTCATGGTGGTCGTGACCGCCAATTCGAACGAGATCCTGATGCAGAAGCCGATGAGAGAGATCCTGGGCGTCAACATGTTCACCTGGGCCACGTGGGCAGGAGACGTCGACGGCTTGGATCAATGGACGGACGGCGGAGCCGATTCCGTCCGGCAGTTGAATCTTGTCGCGAACGCACGCTGGTCTCAGAAAGTTGAGAACGGAACGCTCGTCAATTACGGCATGAATTTTTATGATTCGAAAGCGACCGAGGGATGGTCGCCGGTCGGCTACGA